ACAGATAAAAAGACTATCAAAGCTTTCGAACGTGCGATTGAAGAACTAAAAGCAGATCCAAAAGCACTAGCTAAGGTAGAAGGCAAAGCAGCTTACCTAAAATTGAACTTACGCGATGGTGATACGGATGAAGCAGTAGCTGACCAACCGGAAGTATACGGCGATAAATTCTTCATTAATGCGAACAGTGATAAACAACCTATCGTATTTAATCGTGACAAAATCAAGATGGATGATTTCGATATCGAAGAAGAAATCTATTCCGGTGTATACGCGCAGGTCGCACTTTCTGTATTTGCTTATAATTTCAATGGTAAAAAAGGTGTTGGTTTTGGTCTAAATGGTATTCGCAAAGTCAAAGATGGTGAACGCCTAGGTGGTGTACATGTATCCGCTGACGACTTTGGCGATGATTTAGGCGACCTAGACGATGATGACGATTTAATCTAAGGAGGCAATTATGGAGCTCAGTATTGATGTGGAAACGTACAGCGACTGTCCGATTAAATTCGGAGCACAGCGATATGTTGATGATGAGACATTTGAAATACTGCTCTTTGCCTACTGCTTTGATGATGAGCCAGTCGAAGTAATTGATATGACAAAGGATCCACTGCCCGAGAGGGTGGTGGACGCTTTGTATAACAAGGAAATTACAAAGACCGCATTCAACGCAGCATTCGAAATGTTGTGCCTTAAAAAGTATTTTCCTGATGCGGATTATACGAACTGGGAATGTACTTCCGTACTTGCTTTATACTGCAGTCTACCAGCAAGCCTTGATAACGTGTCTAAGGCATTGAAATTAGGCGAAGCCAAAGACTCAAGAGGTAAACGGTTAATCCAATTCTTCTCAGTACCGCGCAAGCCTACTAAGACAAATCCTAAGACACGAAATATGCCCGAGGATGCACCTGAGAAATGGGCGGAATACATTGAGTATAACAGGCAAGACGTGGTAGTAGAAAAGGCAATTCGCAAACGTCTATTATCACTAAAGCCTCCTGCCGTAGAACACGAGTACTGGTTACTCGACCAAGATATCAACTGGCGGGGTGTGAAAGTAGATATGGAACTCGTTGATGCAGCGCTTGCTTGTAATGACGAAATCGTGGACGAAGCGACTGAGTCGTCCAAACTGTTGACAGGATTAGAGAACCCCAATAGTACGATGCAATTGAAAGAGTGGTTATCTGAAAGGCTAGGATATGAGCTAGATACTATGCGAAAAGATGACGTATCAAACCTTTTAGCACAGGATATCCCCTCTGATGTGCGCAAAGTACTGCAAAATAGACAGGTGCTCGGTAACTCCTCCATCAAAAAATACTTGGCCATGAAAAACGCCGTATGTTCCGATGGTCGTATCCACGGCATGCTTCAGTTCTACGGAGCAATGCGAAGTGGACGATGGGCAGGTCGTGTAGTACAACTGCAGAACCTCCCTCGTAATTACCTGGAAGATTTAGACACAGCTCGGGAAGTTCTTAAAAGTAGAGATGTAGAAATGCTAGATCTACTATACGGGAATCCTGGCGATGTGATCAAGCAGCTCATTCGTACTGCTTTAGTGGCGGAAGAGGGGCACCGATTTATTGTAGCTGACTTTAGTGCTATTGAAGCCCGTGTTATCGCCTGGCTTGCTCACGAGCAGTGGCGACAAGATGTATTTGCCCAAGGCGGAGATATCTACTGCGCATCCGCATCTAGCATGTTCCATGTACCAGTAGAGAAGCACGGTGTAAATGGACATCTTCGGCAAAAGGGTAAAGTCGCCGAATTAGCGCTAGGGTATGGCGGCGGTGTAGGTGCCATGAAATCGATGGACACTAAAGGTGAGATTCCAGAAAGCGAACTCCCCGGAATTATTGAAGCTTGGCGACAAGCAAGTCCGCGCATTACTAGATTTTGGAAAGATGCAGATAGCGCAGCCAAGAAAGTCGTTAAAACCGGCGAACCAGTACGAATCAGACAAGGCGATATTAAATTCTTTAAAGCGAAAGGATTTATGTTCATCGAATTACCGTCTGGCCGGAGACTTGCCTACGCAAGACCTCGAATTGGACTTAACCGGTTCGGTAGCGAGTCAATTGAGTATGACGGTATGGATCAGGTTAAGAATACTTGGGGCAGAGTTGAAACCTACGGCGGAAAGCTTGTCGAAAACATTGTACAAGCCGTTGCGAGAGATTGCTTAGCAGCAGCCATGCTAAGACTTTCAAAAGCGGGCTATAAAATTGTGGCCCATATCCATGACGAAGTGGTTATCGAAACGCCTATAGGCGAAGGCAGTTTAGATGAAGTAATCGATATTATGTGTGAGCCCGAGTCCTGGAACGAGGGCCTTATATTAAATGCAGCAGGGTTTGAAAACCCTTACTATATGAAGGATTAGGAGGATATTTCTTATGAAACTCTCAAAACAACAAATTCAACAACAACGCGAAGCGATTGACGGTTTATATGAGCTCGTAAAAGAAGCTCCTGCAAGTGAGCGCAAAGACTCCGCTATGGCATACTGCGAGGGCTGTATTGCTGCTTGTGATTTAGGTCTTAAGGTATTAAATGGTAAGAAAACAGAACCTACAAAAGTAGAAGATACACCTAAAGTAGAAGAGCAAGCTACTACTGAAGAAAAGCCAAAACGCAAACGTGCTACTAAGAAAAAGGAAGAACCTGTAGAGGAAGTTCTCCCGGTTGAAGAAGCCACAGTAGTTGACGAAGCACCTGCAGAAGATGATGATTTAGACGATTTATTATAGATGAAAGGATAGCGCCTTATGAAGGTATTATTTAGTTTATCAGTTGCCAAGCTGTATGACCTAGTACGGCGCAAGCAAGTGAACACTTGGTCACCTGCTGTACATTACCACGTGGATTGCGGACAATCATTTGCCTGCTTGTGGCCCTCGGTATCTTCCGGAATGGGTAGAATAGTAGACCCTTATATATCAAATGAGTTCTATTGCCCACAATGTGGAGAATTAATCCGTACTAGAGGCGTTGATGGCGATTGTGTAGCTGATGCTTCCGGTACCGCTAATGTTCCTCTAGATATAGAACTATCGGTTATTGATCGAGGAACAATTCTTGATGTTAAATTCGAATATCACACAGTCTATGTCGACAACGATACACAATCTATCTACCCTGGATACAAGCCGCATCTTATCGATATATTGCGCTTCGATTTCAAGCAAGGAAAGGTGTTCTTAGTTCAAAAGAAACGCACTCGTGCCAATATAATATCAGAAATCGACCCTAATATATCGGTGTTTCACTCAAAATCATTACCCCTATACTGGCTAGTAGCAACTCCTAATTGTCGATTGTCGCAGCATAAAAAGGAGTTACAAACTTTTGCTAAAGTTCTCAAACAAGCTTATTTTGCTAAGTTGTCAAAACGAGTAGGCTACAAAGTTAAACCAATCAGACAAGGTGTACTACTATCGTCCAGATACGGTGCGCTCGATAACTTACTCCATAACTTAGTGTGGAAGATGCATGCACCGGATGCACCTGCATTAAATGACAAGTTAGTTAGAGATCACGATAACTATTTCAGACCTTTCGGGTCTAATTTAACAAGTACTTTGGCTATTACCGAGTTAACTAGCGCCGGTGTTCCTTTTATCAAAGCACTCATACAGCTTTATAAAGTACCGGATAAGCGCTGGGTTAGAAAATTATTAACTATCCGTCCTTTCTTTTATATCAAGGTGATCCAAACTGCTAGCAAGATATTCAAAAGCATGGATTATCAGAAAGCATTTACAGACCTCGTGGCAGAGGAAGGCGGAAGAACAGGGTATATTCAATCTTGGCCAATATGGAATGATGGGCAAGCTTTACTTACTGTTACTGATTTCCTCAAGCTTATGCGTCACCAATATGGCGAGCGTCGAGTCCTATTATTTCTAAAAAACGCTGACTCCTACTCGGAAGTAAAAGATACTGCGGATATGTATAACCGGCTATCGAGAGCTAGGAAAAAGGAGATTTGGGCTAGACGTATTCAAATTAAGGATCTGCATGACGAGATTGTGTGTATATCCAAATTTGAAAAAGCAGAAAATGTCCCAGTACAGCGCAGCTTGCTCCATAAAAAACTAATAGACTCCGTTGGTGGTCTAGATTTTACTGTGGTTAAAACAACACACGACATAATTCGACTAGGCGTTCAACTCAATAATTGTGTGGGTACCTATGTAGAAAAAGTTAAAGAGCAAAAATGTGCTATTGTTGGCGTATTTGAAAACAGTCGGCCAGTAGCGTGTATTGAAGTTAACCCTACAGAAGATTCAGATGGTTTTGTGGAAATACACCAGGCTAAGCTAAAAAACAACAGAGGTGTACGAGATAATCACAACATTAATTATGCTGTATGCCAATGGATTAAAAAGCATCGATTACAAGTACCTAAATATTTAGGGGACATCCATTTTGCGAAGGGAGGAGCGATGTAACATATGGATACAAATATCATAATAGCTACGGGCAAAAGTCGCTCCGCCCGTAGCTGGAAGTCTCAGAAAATGACTTGGAGTGCTTTGGCCAATAAGTTGGCCGAGCCTACTGTAACGAATGAAACGGCTGCTGAATATGCCAAAATGTCTAAAGCCGAGAAAGGCCAAAAGAAAGACGTCGGCGGTTTTGTTGGCGGGTATATCCCTAAAAATGGTAGACGGGTTAGAGGGGCTGTCAAAGAGCGATACTTAATTACTCTTGATGCGGACTCGCCTAGTGAAGATTTCCTCTTAGACCTAGATATGGAATTAGGCGGTATGGAGTACGTACTTTACAGTACGCACAGTCATACTACCGATAATCCACGCTATCGCATCATCATTCCTGCTGATAGGGCGATGACTCCTGATGAGTACCAAGCTGTATCTAGACGCATCGCCGATGATATTGGTATTGACTCTTTTGACCCGTCCACGCACCAGGCAGAACGTCTGATGTACTGGCCAAGTTGTCCAAAGGATGTGGAATATGTATATCAGCACAGCGAAGGCAGCTTAATTTCTGTCGATCAATATCTTAATACCTATAGAGATTGGCGAGATACGAGCCTTTGGCCAACATCAAGTAAGGAGTCACAGATTCGCCTTGATGCGGCCAAAAAACAAGGTAACCCTTTAGAGAAAAAAGGTTTACTCGGCGCCTTTTGTAGGTGCTATAGTATCACAGAAGCTATTCAAAAGTTTCTCCCTGAAGTCTATGAGCCGACGCAAGTCGAGGACCGATACACGTATACCGGAGGCAGCTCAGTAGCAGGTCTTGTCATTTACGATAATGACACTTTTGCTTACTCCAACCATACGACTGACCCTATCAGTGGTAAGCTCGTGAATGCGTTTGACCTGGTCCGCATTCACTTATTCGGTGCTGAAGACGCTGACGCGGATCCTACTACTAAAGTAACCGATTTACCAAGCTACAAAGCAATGCTTGATTTTGTTAACGATGACGGCGCAGCGCCCATTCTGCTTGATAAGGAACGAATGGCAGACATGGACTTCGAGGATATCACGGAAGACGAGGAGGACTTCCTCGAAAAGCTCAAACGTGACCGACGAGGTATGCCAGAGTCTGACGTGTTTAACTGCTTAGTAGTTCTTAAATACGACCCTGCGTTAAAAGGTAAAATTCGTCTTGATGAATTCGCGCACCGGTTAGTTGTTACTGACGACTTACCGTGGCGTGGTAAGGATGAAACCCCTTACTGGACGGATACAGACGATGCGTGCCTTCGTAATTACTTTGCCACTAAATACCTTATTAAGGGTAAAGGTATTATCGATGACGCCTTACAAGAAGTAACGCAGGATAACAAGTTCCATCCTGTACGTGAGTATTTAACTGGGGTAGCCTGGGACGGTACTTGTAGAGTCGATACTCTATTTATCGACTACATCGGTGCTGAAGATACCGAATACATCCGTGCGGTAACACGAAAATGGATGTGCGGCGCTGTAGCACGTGTCATGAATCCGGGTGTTAAGTTTGATACTGCAATTGTATTATACGGCTCTCAAGGTCTTGGTAAATCATTAATCTTGGAGCGGTTAGGCCGTAAATGGTTCAATAATTCACTCGTGGATATCAAAACCAAAGACGCCCTCGAACAAATTCAGGGCTCTTGGATTAATGAACTCGCGGAACTCGCGCCTACCTATAAGAATGATAATGAAATTGTTAAAGCCTTTATCAGCCGTACCTCCGACCGGTTCCGCTCCCCTTATGGGAGACGGACCGAAGAGTATCCACGCCAGTGTGTATTCGCGGGCTCCACTAATAATCTTATGTTCCTTAAGGACCGAACCGGTAACCGCCGATTCTGGCCCGTCACAGGCGACAAAGAACGTAAAACTAAGAACGCCTGGGAGCTAGCAAATGAGGATATTGACCAATTATGGGCAGAAGCCTATTACTACTGGTCTGAGGGTGAATCCTTAGTTCTTGAAGGAGAACTTGAAGAAGAAGCCCTTAGAATTCAATTATCACACACAGAAGGTGGTGAACTCGTAGGTCTCATTGAGGAATACCTAGAGATGGAACTACCTGAGAACTGGGAGTCGCTTGATATCTTTGATAGACGCGATTATATCAGAAATTACGGCGATGACGATCATCGCGGTTCAGTGCAGCGGGAGCGGGT